GGACCTGTCCAAGCCACTGCGCCAACAGAAGTTACAGTTGGGCTACCATTGGTGAATATAAGATTAGGTACAATATTAACGCCACGAACAAGGTTTACATAAGCAGCCTGTTCGTCTGCAAGTGTTATATCAGAACTTGAACTGTTCACTTTTAACTTAAAAGAAAGCCTTGAACCAATAAGTGAAATATAAATATCATCGCTCCAATTGATTCTACCTGCAACAGTACTACTGTGAGAGATATAACCACTACTAGTTACGACTGTGTGCGCAGTATCTTGGCGAAGCTTAACAATAGATCCACCAAGATTGGGCGAATACCAGAAAGCTGTCCCCTTCACTTCCTTGAAGGAAGTCATGACAGCATCCATCCACTCTTTCAAGTTATAAATCTGTTTATCACCACCACGGAAAGGGTTGACAGAGTTTGATGCTGAGGTTACAGGATTCTCAGTTCTTCCCTCTGCATGGTTAGTCCATGGATAGACATAGGAAGGATTGGGATTTGTATAGCCAGCAGTTCCTAAACGGAAAAGCATAGGTCTTTGGTCTGTGATGTCGGTGACATTACCAGCAATGTCTACTGTGACCTTCGCAATAGGCACAACATTATTAGCCCATATAGATGTGGTGATTACTATTTTGTATCTTAATATCTGAGCTAAAGGTACACTTGAAGAGAATTCGTTTTTATTTGTTGGGTTCCAAAAATACACGGTGTCCGCAGTTGTGTCATCTGCGAACCTTTCGTATTCAATACCAACATAGTTCACAGCATTAGGTGTGAATGCTCCAAGAACCTTGGTATTAATAGTGGGGTTTAGAATTTCAGGAGCTGCTGTAGAAGATACAGTGTAAAAAGTACCAGATTGTTTAGAGGTTCCATGAAAGAGAGTACTGGAAGCTACAAGCATCTGAAGACTAGATGCGGCTGATCCAATAGCTCCAGTCATGCTTAATTCAAACCCACGAATTACATATGTCTTATTTTCACCAGTGACAAAACCCTTTAATAACTCATCAAAATCTGCTGAAACAGCAGACTCAATAGATCTAAGATGTGGGACATCAATTCTTTGACCACCTAGCCATCGTTGACGACGCCTAACACTCATACGTTTTCTCCAATACCTAAAAATTTAAAACATTTAGATAAGCACAATTCTTTGTTTTGTAACCAATCATTTTCCCAGATTTCCATAACTTCAATCTGTCTTGATTTAAAGAAGCTCTTTTTTAGGGCATGATAATTCTTAATCTGATCTTCACTCCACCCATTTTTCTTTCTACTTCTGGTTAATCCCTCAAGGCTATGCCAATAATTCCCATTGAACTCAATACCCTTTCTTAACTCTGGGACATAGATGTCTAACTGAAATCTCTTAGCTGGAGCAAATTCAGGCTCTTTCACTTGAAACCAAGCAGAGTGTGCTTTTGGATATTGAGATTTGATAGTATTTAAAAGCTCCGTTTCCAAAGAAGAAACACCGCCCTGGGCCTTCATATGGCTTGAAAGCTCATTTAACCAACCCATCTTTTGGGCAAATTGATATGAATTTTTAGAAAGTTTTATCCAATCATTTTTTGACTGAAATCTCATGGCTTCTCTTGCAACTGCCTCTTTGGTCCATGAAGATCTTTTGTTTTCCATATGGGCGCAAGCCTCATCTAGCCATTTATTTCTTTGAGCGACCTTCCAAGCAGGGGACTGTTTTTGCCATTCTTTCCTAGAAGAAAATCTTTTTGCATCCTCAATAACAGCCACTTTGGTCCATTTTTTAGCCCAAGATTCTGGCCTAGACATATGGGCAGATGCCTTTTTAAGCAATTTCTTTCTTTGAGCAGCCACATAGCTCGATGGAGATTTTCTTTGCCATTCGGACTTGGACTTATACTTTAATGCCTCGTTTAATATGGCTTGTTCTGACCATTTCTTTTTACTTGCTGATAGGTCCATATGAGAAGATAGGGCATCAAGCATTTTTCTTCTAGCGGCAGCCAAATAGGAAGCTTTGGACTTTTTAGCCCATTCTGTCCTTGTTTTGTACTTTTTAGCTTCTTCTTGAAGAGACTCTAAAGTCCACTTAATCCGCATAATATTATATACCCTACCTTACTCCTTAAAGATTGCCTATCCTACGAAAAAATAGTGGATTCAATCTTAAAAAGAAGATATCATATATTGAGGCCAAGATCGAAAGGAGAAAACCTTGGGTAGAAATACTAGAGGCGACAAAGAGTATACGAGACTTCAAAAAGCCTTACACGAAAACGAGAAGCTCAAAAGAGAAATCTCAAAACTTAGAAAGCAGCTAGCAAGACTTGATTTAGATAGACATTCCTATGTACGCGATATTATTGATGAATTTTATGAAAATGAAGATAAAAAAGAAAAAGAAAAAACAGTGTCAGAGGTGCTTGAGGATTTAAAAAAAGCCTGGGAGTGTAAGGAATGCCATGCTGGCTATTTAGAAATATTTACATACTCAAAGTTAGGCGAAACGTGGTATTTCCGTCGATGCAACAACCCATCATGTGGTCACAGAACAAAATCCCAGCCATACAACAACTCCGTAAAAGGGATAAAGCATGAAGACACTATACCCAAGACGCCAACCAAAAAAGACCGATAAACATTTGGTAGAAATAATGGAAAGGCACCAATGAAATTATTGTCAATAGATTTAGAACTAAATCAACCGTCACAAAAAATAATTCAAGTCGGTGCCTGCGTTTTTCGTAAAAAAGACGGAGTAATCATAGATAAATTCATGGTTTATGTAAACCCACAGGAGAAATTGGCACCTGAAATAACCAAGCTAACAGGCATCACACAAGATCAGGTTGAGACTCATGGGTATTCATGTAAAGAAGCCTACTTTAAATTAAAGCAATTTGCAAAGAAGCACAAAGTATTTAAGAACCCCATCCTATGGGGAAGTGGTTCCTGGAACGATGCCTTACACCTTTACAAAGAGGCAGACCCAGGAGAGCCAAACTTCATGGGTCATAGGGTTTTGGATGTTAAAACTCTTTATCAGATGTACCGTATAGAAAACGGTGAAAAAGTAAAAGGCGGGTTAGAAGATGCCATAAAAGAACTAGGCCTTACCTTCGAAGGTAAAAGCCACAACGCCCTTTGGGATGCTATCAATACGGTGAAAGTTTATAATTTTTTGTCTGCTAAGCTTAAAAAAACTTAAACTCTATCCATTGGTTCAAAACCTATAAGCCCTTTAAAGTCAAAACTCAAACGAACAATCCCCTTGGCCTGAACTTGAAGGCTTTGCTTACTTACTTTCGCATTGGGTATAAAAAGGATATCCTCACCTGTGCTTCTATCTTGAATTCTAAGGCTGATATACTCAGCTTTTATAACATCTGTGATCTTAGGTCTTGCTTTGAAAGGCTGGATACCACCAGAGTTTCTAAGACGTAGACCAGAAATACTACCAGCTACCATAGCTCTTGTTGAATGGATCTCTTGAGGAAATGGGGAATCAATTCCATACACTTCGACTTCACCGTAGTCAATAGTGTAAGAGACAGCTTGAGCCTCATTATAGACTCTATTGTTTATATATATTCTAACTAAAGCACCAGAAAGAACAACCGAGGGTTTAGGCATTTGAATCTTCTCCCCAAACTACGACTTTTTCTGAAAATGGAGTCCAGAATTTTGATAACCCCTCATCGCCAGGGTACAAAATAGTGATAACAATGTTTATACCAGTAGCAGCTACTTCTTTGACGAGTTTCTCTGCATAGAGCCTTCCAGCAACAACATCAGTGAGATAAGCTGGGAAGTCAGCACCAGCCTTGTCAATAGATACAGGGCCTGTTTGAGCAACAAGTCTAACTGATGTGCCTACAGCGTGTGTGTTGACAATACGAAACGCAGGACTCAAAAGAATAGTAGTATTGCTCGGGCGAGCTAAATATGGAACAGGACCTTCTTGCCTATCAGTGCCATAGCTGATCATTATGAAACCTGGCTTGTCAGGAAAATTCGATGCATTTGAAACCTGTATAATCTTTCCTGATTCTGGAGAAATAACGGCGGTAGAAGTTGTCCCTATGTCAGACAGCACAAAAGGTTGTGTGGGATCGTATGTGTAAGGGCCTTGTTGATCTGGAAGAGTTTCATTTGGATTTGGAGTAGAACTCGTAGTAGATGTCTCATCAACTCCCTGCTGAACAATAGACAAAGAAAGGCCTGTGACGTTTCCGTTTGCTACACCGTTAGAGTTGCCAACCTGAGCATTACAAATTCTAAACACAGGTCCAGAAGGTGTGGCAACATTGAAATAAGCAATATCGTTGATTGCGCTTGCAGCTTTAATGGCAACATCTGTTGCGTTTGTAGCTGTAGATATATCTACACGTATACCAGTTCTACCAGCAATAGCTGGATCGACAAGATTTCCACCAGTAGTGTCAAAATAGACATAGTAAAGATGTACATTGCCTGCGGAATCCAATAAGAAATAATCACCATCTGAGATAAGGCTAGGGCTTGGAACCGTAACGTCGGTTATCTCATTCTTACCTGGGTCATATGTTTCTGTAACAATAATAGGCTCATGAATATGAGCAGCACCTTTACGGTCACGACGCACCACCTTAGTTGTAGCAGGAATGAAAACCTCAAGAAGTCTTGACTCTTCCTGAAAAAGAGCCGCATATCTAAACTTTGTGGTTATTGTGTTTTTGACAGGCTGAAAAAATAAAATCCCATCAGTAGTACCCTGAGCAACGCTAGCCTGAGCTACTCCTAGTGGGTTTTCAACCTCAAAATACGCATTATTTACAGTTCCACCTTTTACGCCCGTTATGGTGAAAGTGCCCTGATTCTGAGCATTAAAACCAGAACCAAAGATATTTACATAGTCGCCAACACGCACTTTCCCAATAGATGGATTAGAACCTCCTATCCATGTGAATCTCAAAAAACCACCAGCTACAAGAGATACAGCCCACGTTGTAGATGCCGCGCCAGTGGTAGGGCGAACCTTATCAAACATAAGCTCATTCTGAGCACGTCCGCCAAGCACAACCACAGAAGACTGTGGGCCTTCTGTATCAGAAATCAAGGCAACATACGAACCAGAACCATCGTCTTTTACAAAAGCGCGTCCAGACTTCCCTTGCGCTCTTAATGATTTTGTAATGGCATCAGCCACTTCCTGAGCAGTGGCTGCATTGATGTTAACAAACTGTGCAGACTCAAACTTAATTTGAACAACCTCTCCTCCATCAAATTTAACTTTGAGAATATCGCCATCATCAAGGTCGTAAGGTGCAGCCTTACCACTTTTTGCAGTAGCTTGAGTCAATTCCTTACCAAATATGGTAGTAAGGATAGACATAATAAGATCACGAACCTGCTTTCTGTTAATGACTGAAATTCCAATATGACGGAAAATATCATCACTAAGACCAACCTCTGGGGGTCTTACTAGATTATAGTCCGCAAGCCTTTGATCCAGATAACGATCAACAGCCGTAGCAATATACACATTATCGTGTATAGCCTCAATATTATTCATAAGGTTAACGGCAGGATTAGCCAATGCCCAAAGTATTGCGTCTGTGTTTGGACCACGGATTGCGCTGTTGAATAGCTTTCTCAGTATCTCGTATTGTTCCTGCTTAGTTGTTGCCATCTTTAACTACCAATCTGTCTAACAGAAATATCGGTTGTTGGGTCAATAATTCTTGCCTTCTCTGAAGGAGCGATATGAATTGTATCGTTCGAAGCATTGTAAAGCGGAGAACTAATAGCCACAGCACGTACTCCAGGGATGGTGTTTACTGTCTCTACGATGTCACTGATAGCAATAGGCTGACCGATCTCATTACCTTCGATAAGAGCAGTGATGTTAGTTCTAACCTGCTCTGCGATCTGGGCAAAAGGAATACCAGTCTCGATACGCACATCGATAGCAACCTGGACTCTTCTAAAAAGAGGCTCACGAATGAATATCTCAGCACCTGCTGCGCCAACACCTGGATATGTTATTGGGTCTCTAGGATCTCCGTAAACGATACGATTAGCCTCGCCAATCAAACCAGTATGATAACGATAGCTATCTAAGCCTTTTTTGATAGTAGTATTAAAACCAAGCTTAGCCATGGCATAAATTTGCACCTGACCAATATCGTTGATCTTGTTAAACTGTTCTGGTGTAGAGAACACCATAATACCACGACTTGGTGAAGCAGGGTCATTTAAGAGCATACGGATTTGCTTGTATCCTACATAAGGACTCTCTTCCTGGACAAGTATATCTTCTTGATGGCCAGACAAAGAAATAGGATCTTTGTCAACCATAGAGCCTACAACAAGGATAGTATCTTGATCGATAACACGATCAACAACCCAAGAACCCTTATTGTTAGAACCTAAGAAGTCTCCAGTGATAATAAAAGAATCGCCCTTAACCGTAGCTTCATATTCATAGAATAGGATTTGTGGTCTGTGTAATAGTAAATCTGACGCATTAGAAATTGTAAACGGAGTCGACTGTGCAGTAACAGATGGATTGATACATTCAATGAATGTTCTTCTTCCTGCCTGAAGAATCTCAACACTAAATGGTGAATTCATATTGCCTGTTGTGGCGTGTGTGGTCTCTGCATAACCAGTAGTTGTAATAGTCACCTTGTTGTTGGACACCACAGATGTGAAAACTGTCGGCAAACCGTTGATAGCAGTGTTAGTGGCGGTTGCGACCTGTGATGCAGAATCTCCACTGTTGATAACAACTTGAATACCTGTCTTACCTGCCAGCATTGGGTCTCCACCGCCACCACTAACATTATACCAGACATAATACTCTGTAGTATTTCCAGCCGCATTAAGCAACCAGTAATGACCAGATGTTATCTGGTTTCCAGGAATACAAGTAACTCTTGTGATCTCTTGTAGTTGTTTACCAGAACTAGTGACTGTGAAAGTACCCTGGTTTGATGTCAAGAAGTTAGTGCCACTACAAATCAACTCGTCGCCAGGTTGTGCTATATCGAAATCAGGCTCAGTACCTCCACTTATCCATTGAAGTCTCATTCTGTTATTTGAAGCATCCACTTTAAATTGGGCCACACCTAATGCATACCCCAAATTCTGGTAGTTGTTAGGAAGGTTCACTGTTTCTTCGACCGAATTCGGATTATCAATGTATATTGAGTTATTGAAGCGTCTGATTACTCTAAACTTACCTCTATTGTCATATGTAAAAGGAGCAGAGATTATAACCGTATCTCCTTCCTTAACAGAAGAAGTACATGAAAAATCAGAGGATGTATAACTACGACCAACAAGTTGCGAACCAGAGACAGTAGCACCACCGTTTGAGCCTACATCGGTATAACCTAGTGCAATGTTTGCATTTGGAGTAGTTGCTTCAATAGTTACGACGTTCGCTGAAGCAGAAGCCGTAACACCTGGAATAGCACCAATAGCAGTAGCTAAATTAGCAGCAGTGTCATTAGCAGTCGCACCAACGGTAAAATGAGTACCTGCAATCAAAGTGGTAGTACCAACTTGAAACTGGTCATTATTAACAGTGGCGTTGTTTGTGATAGTAAAGGTTCCAGTTGAGAACTCGCTAATTCCAATAGGATTTAAGATCCTGAGTGTTTTTCCGTTCTGTGAAACACCAGTCACTAGGAAAGAACCGTTGTTTTCAGGATAAACCATACCAGAAATGGTTATGATATCTCCAATGGAGACTTCTGTAAAGTTAACAGGACCAGTGAGAATAAAAATGTTCACCTCACTGGTATTTGATATTTTCTCAATATTTAAAGTACCACCAGCAGTCGCATTCAAATTCAAAGTTTTTGAGAAAAATGGCTGGGTTCCAGATCCATCCCAACTAATACATGTAAAATCACCCTGCTTCTCAACCTTAAAGGTCCTTGTTCTACTTCTGATATGATGTCTAGGTTGGCCAAAATGACGATCAGTCAAAGTCCTACCAGATAAGGCGATCTTCGATTTACCGATTGTTCCAAAATCACCATCTATAGAAATCGTAGCTGTCTCTTTGAATAGGGTTGATTTGGGTTGTTTAAATCTAGCAAAAAGTTTTACCCACTGGTCACTATGAAATCCTAATAATCCAGACTTGTTAACACTAGAGAGTATGTATTGATTTTTAATTAGGAGAGAGCTTCCTAGAACAGGGGTCTCTACAGAATTAGCCGTACCACCAACAATCTGAATAGAACCACTACCACCAAGTAGGTTGGTAGAAAGCTCCATTCGACTTTCCCTATTAGTTAAACGGATAGAGCCAAGAGTTGTAAAGCCAGTAACAGCAAGTACATTAGCAAACCTGACGGCTTGCTCTACGCTTGTAGGGATAAGCCTAAGCTCTTCTGACTGGTTAAACGCATATCCAGTATCAGAAGTATAGGTGAGCGGAGTTTTAAATGTAAACTGAGGAGAACCGCCTAGATTCGTACTTGCAATCCAGTTAATTCCATCTTTTAGAAAATAATAAGAAATAGCAAAATTATTCTGCTCGGCTGTACTCTTATTTATCACTCCAGAACCAGATGTTCCACTGTCATTGACGAGAGTAGCAGTCAAGATATTGGACAAAGATGAAGTGCTGACATAAGTTTGGATATCAGCAGCCGTAGTAGCTAATGGGGCGTAGAAACTAAACACACTAGCGACTAGAGTGGCCTTATTTTGTTCAGCAACAGCTTCACCATTCTTTCTAACAATAGTGAAACTATTCGCCGTAGGAGTAAAACCTACTTGGGTACTAACACGAAAGGTTCCAGTATTCTTAACATTAAGCTCAGAACCTTGTGAGATAGTTACATATTCACCACCAGAAAGGCCGCTAAGTCCTGGTGCAGTACCTACACCAGACCATGTATAAGTCACCTGATCCACACCCGCAACAGGTGTGTTTGGAGTGATTGTGACATCCCACTCTGTGGTTCCATCTATATTGGTAGTAATAGCACCACCTGATTTTAATGAAATTCTTACATTGATATTGTCATCAACAGTTACTGTGTGCGATACAGGGCTATTTGGAACAGTAGGATAAGTGTACGCAACATTGATTCGCTCTCCAGATCGACCCCATTTTACAGCGCGATAAAGGATAGCGTCTTCATTTGCAGGAGGATCTATAACCCTCTTTGCCTGCATCAATACCTTGAAATTATCAAATTTGAAAGCAGAACCGAAAAACTGGGTAAAAGGAGTAGTTGGACCACCATCTAAATCGTAAGCATTGAAAGAGTTGGGGTTGTTTGGCAAGCTAGTATTTGTCTGTGCTCTTCTGAAAAAAGGAATTTCAAAAGTTTTATTAGACACATCGCCATCTAGAATAACTACAGCTTCATCCTCATGACCAAAATCAAGAGGTTGGGCAAAGTATAAACGATCACCAAGTCTAAGTCTCTTAATAAGAGGGTCCTGATCTAGAGTCAGTGTGGCTCCAGAATAATTATCAAGCTCGGTTGTTTCTGAAGTGCTTAAAGCATCTAAAATAGAACCATATGGTTGAAGATACCCAATGATTAGGTTGGGATCTAAACCGAGTGAAGAAGGGCTGATAGAGCTTGTGATGGTAGAGATGTATGTAGAAGGAGGTACAGCAGAAGCCTCAGAGGCAAAATCGGTATGGGCAAATAGTGGGAAAGATCCTTCTTTATAACCACTCTCGTAAAAAGCAATCAAAGAATCCTTACTAACATCTGAGTCGCCAGCAGTAAAGCTTAAAAGTTTTCCATTAACATCAAACGTCACGACCAATACGGCACCGTCTGATGTCTTCGTTTTAGATTTACAGACAATAATCTCATCATCAAGGGTTGAGAACTCTGCAGCCTTTACCTGAGAACTAAGCTCATCAGCTATCTGGCTGATAGGTTTAGCAGTACCTGGATTAACCTTAAGTTTCTGAGGGACCTTAGAGGTTCTAAGAACAACAAAACCTTCTTGGAATACGACACCAGATTCCACAACAGCCGCAGCATATTCAGCAGCCGTAACCTTGATATCTAGAGCGGTAGGAGTCACAGCATTTACACGCCCTTCCAACCTGTTAGGCGCAGAAAGTTGTGTCGACCAGATAATGACATAATCACCAACTTGAACAGAGGAGAAGGCCGATGGTACAGAGGAAACATATCGAACGATATTTGTGGTTGGTTTCTGGACGTTAATTACAGAGTTAGCAGAAACACCCGTATTTACAATCGATGCATTTTTATCATCAAACAAAAACCAGATATATGCTGTAGAAGGAATAGTGAGGGTCCCACCCAGAATACGAGCAGTTTGGACTCTTGCTTCTGTTTCCCTACTTCCTGCTGTAAGCTCATCCCCAGCGTTAAGTGGGGTCTTTAGCTTGATCTGTGCAGTATTTCTTGAGAATTCAAAATCCGCAGATTTTCCTGTTGCGGAAAGACCAAGAGTAGATGAAAACATACCCTTACTAACAAGAGACGAGCCTGATTGGAATATCTCAATTTTAGCTCTATCTGAAGTGCCAAGATTTGAGGTGAGATAAATCTGCTCACCAACTCTTGTAGCGGTGACACCTGTGAGCTTGTTGTTGAAAACATTTACCCAGCTCTCAAGAGAGTTAGTAGCAGCAACAGAATTATGAGAACCTTCAGCAATAAAATCAGCATCAGTTATAGTGTAGGTAATCGGATCAGTTCCATCCACCGAAATCTTTAAGGTTTCACCACTAGCGATAGTGGATGACCAAGCCGTCTGCTTTCTAGAAATTACCGTAGCTGTACGTCCGTCTTTTGAAAGAGGTTTTTTATTCTTAAATAATCGTAAAGTCTCAACCTTGTTAGAAGGGAATCCCATCAAAACGGCTGCGTCTCTTCCTGCGGTCACCCCAACAACTTGGATATCCTCATTATCATTAGCTCGTGCTTGTAACATTACCTTAGTTCCGCCTTCTGCTGTGGCAGCCTCAAAAAGAAGAGAGCTATTAGCATTAATAGAGGCGACAATCTCGTAAGCAGTAGCTCCACCTGGGCTTATAAAATCAGAATCCTGAAAAACATGTTCAGTCGTAACTCCACCAACAGAGACCGCAAGGCGATCGGTGCCAGCTATATCGAAAGGAGCTTTAAGATTTGAAACAATGAAAGCTTTTGCAACACTTGTCTGTCTACCACCTGTTTCAAGCTGAAAGTTGGTCTCTCCACCAAGAGCAGAGTCAACTAAAAATTCCACACCAACACCAGATGTCTTTTGCTCATAACCAGTGCCATCGTCAACATAAAGAGTAGTTTCACCTGCACTTGTTACAATCTCAGAAGAGACAATAGTTGCGTTCTCGTCAGAAGGTGTAGCTCCAATAACAGAGCTTTTTACTGCCAACGCAGTACCGAGACCACGAGAAAGACGTGCTCTTTTAATTCTGATTCTAAGTTCTTCATCAGTTTCAACATCCCTACCTGTTTTAAAAGGTAGTTTATTTGTCACTTTAGCACCAGTAAATGGTGGAGTAGCAAACTCCTTAATAGCTCCAATCGGTACATTGCCTATTTTTCCTGGCTCCTGAGCAGAGACAAGGACACCATTAACTTCAGTTTCACCATCAAGAATAACAGCAGGTTGAGTAACAACAAAATTGACATCGGCAGTTGCACCAGAAGCTGGTGCACGAACTACTGTACCAGTAGGGATAGAGCGAGTACCACCTTGAGCAAGGATCACGGATTCATTAATATTGTGAAACTTAGTGGTCGAAGTTGAAAGAGTAAGCTTCCAGTATCCACCAATTGGAGTCTTGCTTGTATATGCAAGGGGTCCTTCTACGTTAGGAGTTCCACGGCCAATATAAATATTGCCAGAGTTAGGGAAATTGGACGCATCGGAAACAAAGATTTCAGTTGATCCAATATTTGGGGCTTTTGCTCCTGCGTAAATCTTTGTTGCAATTTTTGTAAAACTAGAATCTGTAATTGTTACAGTACCAGATGCAACACGAGCAGGAAGCTCACGAAGACCTTCATCAGTTGCGATACGACGAAGGGACTCGCCCTCAGCACGGTCGACAGAAAGATCTCTAAGGATCTGAAGAGCATCACCTGATACACGGGCCGCCATCAAGGCCATAACTTCAAAGAGTTGAGTGGTCAGAGACCCGACGTTAATATCATTAACGCCTGTTCGAGAAATCCAATCGGCGAGCATCTCGCCTAAAAACTGTTCTTGAGTTTTTATATCAGGTGTCTGAGCCATGCGATCCCTCTAAAAAAGAAAATATCTTTAACAGACATTGCTCTCTATTTGTTTTCCAATCATTTTCCCAAATTTCTATAAATTGAATTTGTTTCTTTTGGAAAAACCCTTTTTTTAATTCGTGATAGTTCTCAATCTGGACATCGGTCCAACCCTTGGGTTTTCTACTTCTAGCCAATCCATCAAAACTATGCCAATAGGCACCGTTAAATTCAATGCCCTTACGAAGCTCGGGAATGTAAATATCTAACTGAAATCTTTTAGCTGGAGCAAATTCTGGATCTTTTACCTGAAACCAAGCAGTTTGAGCCTTGGGGTATTTATTTTTAATCATAGCAAAAAGTTCTTTTTCAGGTAGGGAGGTACCGCTTTGATGAGGCATTTGACTTCTTGCCTCATCTAGTAGATTATTATCCCTGCAATACCTATAAGAGGCACTGGATTTCTTAATCCACTCCCCACGAGTTTTATACTTTCTGGCTTCTTCTAAGGCATTTTGATGGTTCCATTTTTTATTATGAGCAGGAGGTTTAGACATATGGGAGCAGCAAATATCTAGTATTTTTCTTCGTTTGGCATAATGATAGGCATTAGAATTGGCCGCCCACTCTGATCGAGTGCTGTATTTTTTAGCATCCTCAATAAGGTCCTGAATAGACCATTTCTTATTTTTAATCATATGTGAAGTGGCTTTTTCTAAAATCCCCATTTTTCTGGCTACCCTCACTGCTGATTTGCTATGTTTTTCCCAAAGGCTAAGACTATCAAACCTCTTGGCATCTTCCATAACCCTTTCTACTGTCCAACGAAACTTAGCCATTCACTTCCTCGTTCATATATTATCACGTAGCAAGCTTAAAGCTAATAGGATAAACACCCAAACCATTTGCCATAAATACAGAAAGGTTCACTGTAAAGATTGGTCCTTCCTGGATTATTTGAAGATTATCAATACCTGCAAACCTATGGTCCTGAGCTATCAAAGCAGAGATTATATTATATACGTCCTGAGCGTTTATATCAGCATTAGATATACCAGGTCTTAATCCAGAACCAAAGCCAGGGAAACGAAGAAGCTGGCCAGGCTCGGTGATAAACTTGAGCTTCAAAGCCTGAAAGATATTGGTCAAACCATAAGCAAGTCTAAGATCACCAAAAGCATCTACGGCAATATCATTATCATCAGTTAACAACAGATCAATCTTTGATAAGCCAGTAAGCTCATCATCCTTAGTGGCTGGAACAGGTCTAGTAACGAGATTTTCAGAAACTGGTAGGTCTGAAGGTATAAAAATCTGATCTTGACTATTTACAGTACCTGGTAAATAAGCCTGCATCTTAGCGTGTTGAGCAGTGGTGAAAATTGAAAGGTTATCAAGACCATCTACCGTAATCAGGTAGTTTGTGTCGTTGATTTTTTCGATATTGATGATCTTTCTTCTTTGTTTCGCCTGAGTATTGCTGAATAAGAATATCTTCTGACCAATATATAAATCATCTGCAGAGCTTACATTGAATTGTCTTCCATTACCATTAGACAGAAATGGACGTATGAACCCAACCTCATCAATATATGGGGGCTTCAAAGCATTCAAGGTCACTATCTCAAGCCATCGCTCTGAATTGCCAAGATACCTAGCTGCAATCTGCTCGATTGTTAGACCAAAAGGTACAGGGGCGCGAATTTTTGATGTAGAATCCTCAAAAACAAGACCGGCGTCATTAGCCTCAGCTTTAACAAACTCGTATGCAGCATTTTGGTTTTGCTGAATAGAGTCATCCATAGTGAGAACGCCCATCAATTGGATTACATCATAAAGCTTTTTTAAGAGGTCATACTCGTCAATAGTGATGGGCTGTAATCGTTTTTTAGGTGTGGGGCGTCCATAAATCTGAGCAAAGGTGTCATTGCTAGTACCAAAAGCATTTGATATTTGGTATACAAGCTCTTGCAGAGTATTTTTGTGCTGTTGAATATCGTCAACAGTAAGCAGTGACACCCTATCAATTTCTTCATTGATAGCATTCATTATAGATGGTGGGAAATTAACAGAGTATATATCTAATTGATTAAAGAGATCAAAATTCTGCTCTGGATGGTCAAACAAATTATTTATAGGGCTGATTTTTGAAGATAGAATAGTGTTCTCTTCAATCGCAGTGCCTAGAGGCAACCCCTCACGTATACGCTTAAATTCCTTAACCTTGTTAATATCGCCCATAAGCTTTGCCCCAATACCCGACACAATAAGGGAAGCTTGGTTAAGGTTAGCCAGAGAGTCAGCTATAGCGAACTTAGCATCTGAGATGATGTTATCAGTAAGATCAACCACTGAGGCTGCTAAACCTGCTAGATTTTTCACAAAAAGAGTGGTTTCACGAAGTGCATTGAATGGACCATTAATATCTGAGCGCACAGCTCTTACTAGGTTATAAGCTGAACCAAGTGCTCTTCGTGCATCCGTAAGAGCACGGAGCATTCTTTGAAGGGTGTTAGCTCCAAGAGGTTTTGGTACTGTGACTCTTGAAGGTGCCAAATTCTGATTAAGCCGAATACGTCTGTATGCCTTTAACTGGAGACTAAACTTATACTCGTTTGGCGAGTCAGCAGACTGACTGTGTGTAAACAGTATGGGTGTAACTAGATAAGTCTGATTCTGTTTTGGAATATCAAACGCAAGCCTACAGTTTGCCCATTCAGGGAATTTTTTTCTTTCAGCATATTGCTCTAAGAATTGATCTAGAAGAAGGGCCTGAGCATATCCAGTGCCAGCATAA